GCCGCTTGGGTAAGCGGCTTCGATTGCGAGTAAGCGGCGGTTACTAGGGTCGCGTCGACGAGCTGCGTTCGCGTGCCATCTCGGGTTGCTCGGGCCATGTCAGCTCGCGCCGCGTCAGGTCGATCCCCTTGACCGCACGCGTGTACGCGATCCATGCGCGGGCCTGCTGCGCCTCACTGTCGGTTGCGTCTCCCAGCATGATCGCCGTCTGTAGCGGCGTCAGGGCGACGCTCGCGCGCTCCAGTAGCCGATCACGCATCGCCGTATTGCTCACGATGATCTGTTCGATGGTCGGCGGCGGCGGATCCATCAGCACCGGCACGCCGTTATCGTCCAGCGCCATGCGCTTGCCCCGCGACTCGCCGTCGAGCAGCATCTTCCATTGCTCGTCCGTGATCTCGGTGCACGTCACGCCCGCCGGCGCGGGGCTGTCCACGCTGTCGTAAAACGCCGTGATGAAATTCTTCGAATCATGTGCCGCGAATTTCTGAGCCACTGTCCCACTCCTGAGTCAAAATCCAATCGCGAAATAATTGCCGCCTACGCCACCCGACATGCCAGCGTTGTTCTGGCAACTCAAGGTCGCGCCGGTCTTGAATGCGGCGTAGGTCTGCACCGTGAAATTGCCGATCGAGCCGCCGCCGATCGTGGGCGACAGCCCCAGACACGCATTCGGGAAGGCAATCGGGAACGTCACGGTGGCGTTGGGATTACCCGTGCCTGACGACATGAAGCTGCCCCACTGCAAAATCAGCCCGTTCGGGAATTTCGAGAATCCCGGTATCGCCAGCGTCGCGGCGAACAGGTTGTCCCCCTTGAGGGCAGACGAACCCATGAGAATCTGCCACACGCCCCCGTTTCGGACGACCAGCGCGGGGGCAGGCGACGTCGGGGTCGGCCCCGTGACATACGACGCTCCCACCGCGCTGCCGCTCGCGTTGTAAATCACGTCGCTGCCTTGCGTCACGATCGTGCCCGCCGCAGCAATAAAGAACGCCGCGCCCTCGGGAACGGTCGAGACCAACGGAAGCGTGACGGTCGGCGACTTGGTGCTATAGACGACCATCCCCGCCTGTCCGGCTTTCAGCGTGATCGCGCCTTCCGCATCGACCGCTCCCGAGAAACTGCCGAGCGCCCGCTGCACGAATGCGGTCGTCGCGAGGCGAGCCGAGTTGTCGAACTGCGACGCGGTCGACCAGTTCGGACCGGCCATAACCGACGAGAACGGCAACTGCGCGCTACCGCCGGCTGCGATCCACTGTCCTGGCGGGACAGCGACGAGGAGCAAACTATCCCCGAGCGTCAACGTCGCGCTCGGATTCCCTCCGTTCAGGAGAATCGAATCGTTGCCGTCGCGAACGATCGTCAAAGGGGCGTCGCTGCTGTTGTTGAACAGGAACGTGCCCCCAAGCGGCATGGTCGACACGGCCGGCAAGGCGAACGTCGCCGCAGCGCCTCCCCAGAAATTGATGCAGCTGCCCGCTTGCGATGCCGTGAGCTTCTGCGACGAAATGTATGACGCGAAATTCACATTCCCGAGCGCGCGCCTGACGAACTCGGTGGTCGCCATTCTCGTACTGCTGTCGAGCGGAGCTGGCGTGGTCCCTTTCGGTGCGCCAGTGAACGTCGGGGAATCCAGCGGCGCCTTCTGAGACAATGCGTTCGTCATCGTCGTCGCGAAGTTCGGATCATTCCCGAGCGCTTTCGCAAGCTCGTTCAACGTGTCGAGCGTCGACGGAGACTGGCCGACCAGATCCGCCAACCGCTGCGAAAGATCGGTTTTCGTCGCGTATTGAGGATGCGGATCGACGGCGGACGCATGCGACTCCTGCTGTTGCTTGAGGTACTTCGTGCGATTGGCCAGTTGCTTCGCTTGCAGGTTGTCGATCCCATCCGGGCCACCTATCACCGGATCCGACGTCTCCAATTGATATACGCCGTCTTCCCATTGGGCTTGTTCTTTCAGGTTTGCCATGCTGCTACCACTCCCCGAGAATATTGGCCGTTGCGGACGGCCGTGCCGTTATGGCGGATCGCAATCGCCGAATAGTCGAGCTTCACCAGTTGACTGCGCGCGGGCGCGTAGCGCTCGATCGCGCGCATCAGCGCCTGCCCTTGACCGCGCGTGATCGGCTGCTTCAGCGTCACGATGTACTCGGCCCACGCGCTTGCGCGGCCATGAACGTAGTTGCCGTCCCGCCGCGCTGTGCCGTCGCGACGCTTCGCGATCCGTCCTTCCTGAATCTCGATTTCGCCGAAGCCGAGCCGCCGAACGATTTCGCGGACGGCCCACGGCGTGCCCTTCCTGCGATGCAACGCCAACGAGCCTTTGATCAGCGCACGCCGCGCGTCGTCCGACTCGGCCAACTCCCATCCGTCGACGGCGACCGACCATGCGAGCCACGGCAGGAATGCGGCCGGACATCGATCGACGTCCATCAGCGTGCGCAGGATCTCCGGATCGACGCTCGGCCGCAGCACACGCGCGAGCGCGGCTTCGAGCGGCGTCTGATTCGACGGCAATAGACGTTCACTCATCGAGCACCTTCAGATTCAGGACGACGGACGTGCAATCGGCGAACTCCTGCCCGTTGCACGTTACGTCGCCCAGCGGAGCTTTCAGGTCGACACGCGCGACGCTGCTGCCGCGCGGATGCAGCGCGCCCGCGATCGCCGATCGCGCCATCCCGAGCTTGAGCCGGCGTGCCGCGTCGATCGCGGCGTCGAGATCGCGCCGTCGCTCGGCCAGCACGACGGCGGGGTCCGGGCCGCGTCCCACGTAGACGTCCGCCTCAATCACGTATGCAACCGGCCGGGCCGGCACGACAAGCACCGTGTCGGTCAACGGCCGCACGTCTTCGGCGGACAACGCCGCGCGCACCTTCGCGAGCAGCGCGTCATTCGCGATGCCCCCATTCGACTGCGACATGATCGTCACGCGAACCGTGCCCGGCTCCGGACGATCGACTTGCACGTCGAGCACCTCGGGCGACACGTCGAGTGCGTGCTTGCGATAGGCGTCGATCGGCCCCGCGTCGGTCGACGTCTCGATCGCCAGTTGCGTGCGCAATCGGAACCGCTCGTCTCGCTCGTAGATCGGCGAGCGCGGTGGCGTCGCATCCGGATCGCCGGGATCGACGAGCGCCTTCTCGACGCCCATCAGCGCGGCAACGTGTTCGAGATCCGCGCCGGTCGCGTACGCGAGCATGGTCGCCCGCGCGGCATCGTTGAGGCGTGCGCGCGATCGGATCTCGTCGTATGCGGCCAGCTCGATCAGCTTGACGGCCGGATCGGATTCGAGCGCGGCGCTCCAGTCCGGATAGATGCGCTTGAAGTACGCAAGCTTCATCTGATACGCCGCTTCGAAGTCGAGCGTCTCGACCAGATCGGGCGGATCGAGCAGCGACAGATCGATCATCGTCATACCGTCACCTCGAAGATCTCCGCCTTGCCGTCGACATGGCCGCGAATCTCGAACGTCACGCGCCCGTCGACGACCGCAAGCGCGGCGACACGATCGAGCTTGATACGCGGCTCCCATCGCCCGATCGCGCGCGCGGCTTCCGCCTGCGCCGACGAGATCCAGCCGCGCGTGATCGGCAGGTCGACCATCGTCGGGATGTCCGAGCCGTACTCGGGCCGCTCGCGGCGCGTGCCCCGGCGCGTGCCGAGAATGTCGCCGATGCTTTGCTTCAGATGCGCGAGACCGCGCAGCGGTGCGCCGGTCCATCGATCCATGCCGACCATCTCATCGATAGCGCTCATACGCGGCCCTCAAACCGTTTGAAGTCCGGATGCGCGTCGAGATACTCGATATGCGACGCGACGCTCGCGAGCACCTCGCCCTTGATGACGCGCAGCACCGAACCGTCCGGGAACACGATGACGCGTGTCCGAAAGCGCGTATCGACGAACGTGGCGCGCGGCTGGACGAGCGGCGCACTCGTGTGCGATGGTTCTTTTGCCATGTGCTGACTCCAAAAATGCGAAGCCCCGCGATTGCGGGGCAAAGTGACTTGGAAGACCGACCGGCTACAGCGGCGGCGACACGGGCGCTCCGTCGCCCTGCTCCCTGTGGCTGTGGTCGAGGAACGACTTGCCGCCGATCTCGACATCGCCCGTGTAGCGAGCACCGCCGTCGACTTCCACCGCCGGCCCGCCGTTCGCGCCTGCTCGGCCCTGCATGCCGCCGTTGAACGTCAGGCGCTGCCCGGTCGTCGTGTTGCCCGTGAACGTCGAATCCGGAACGTCGCCGAGCAGTTTTTCGGTGCGCAACGTCACGCCGTCCGCGCGTAGCTCCAGTTCCGTCTCGCCGATGCGGAAAACGATGCGCCCCCCTGCCGGCACGTCGACCCGGTACTCGTGCGACGCGTGGTCATAGACCTGCGACGCCCCATCCGGAAAATCGAACGCCGTTTCGTTCGGGCTGCGCCGTGCTGCCCCGCCGTGCTGCTCGGCGTAGTAGCCCGGCACCGCGTACGCGCTCGACAGCTCGCCCGACGCGGACAGGATGGATACCTGCTCGCCTTCGGACGGCGGCCGCCAGAAGCGCACCGCGCCCGCCGCGACCGTGAACCACGGCAACCAGTCGCTGACCCAATCGCCGACCCGCACGCGGCATCGCGGCGGGTCGTACGACACCGCGTCGACCGTGCCTTGCTGCACGAGGCAGGCGAGCCGCCGGTCGATCTCGCCGATTTCATACTCGAGCATCGTCACTCCGGATAGTCGGCCGGCGCGTCCTGCGCCGGATCCCAATAGCTGCTTTCGTTGCCCGGCCCCGTCGACGGATCGACGCCCCATACGAGCGTGCTGCCGTCCGGGATCGCTTCCGGCTCCCCGCCGATGCCGAATTCGTGCGTCCATTCGACAAGCCACACGAGGTACGTGTCGAGCTGCGGGCGGAACGGGTCTTCGCCAACCTGAACCACCCTGCCGGGCACGATCGGCAGGCCCCACGTCTGCATGTGAACCGCGAGCGCGAGACGCGCGGCGATTTCGCGCACGTGCAGCTCGTGTTCCGCGCCGTATGGATCGACAATGATGCGCGCCTGCATGCGCGCGATCAGCGAAATGCAGCCGGTCCCGTCGTCGTGTCCGGGCTCCATTTCGGACAGCTCGACGGCGATCAGCGGCGTCCGGATCTGCGCACCGATCTTCGGATACGCTTCGATCCGCTCGAAGGTCGGCAGCGCTTCTCGCAGGCCCGTCACGACCGCGTCGTGCAGCAATTTGAGGTTATCGAGCACGTCCCATTACCTTTTGTAGTTCGTAGTTCACTTCCTGCCTCAGGATCGTCAAGAGCCGTTCCTCGCAAGCCTTCGCCGCGCGGCGAAACGCCGGCTCGCCCGTCTCGTGCCAATTGACCGTCACGACACGGTACGGCAGCCGTGCCTTCCCGACGCGCTCGAAGATCGGCCCGTCCGGTTGCCGTTTCGACTGCCGCCATGCGCCCTCGAACGACGTGCGGCCGGCGCGCATGCCTTTGCGCGTCTTCGCCACCGAGCCGAGGCGGTGCGCCTCGATCGGGTTCAGGCCGAGCCATACCTTGCCGGTATCGGCCGACCGCAGGAAGAAATACAGCCGGCGGCGGATCGTCTTCTGCGGAATGCGCGTCGCCGCGCTGACTTCCTTCGCCGTCTGGCTCTTGATCCATGCGGCCGTCTTGCGCAGCGTGCGCCGCCACGCGGCCTGCATCGCGGACGGCGACAGGCCCTGCAAGACGGCCGTGACCGCGCCGACGTCGATTTCGACTTTCAGTCGGTTCATGTCATTGCAGCGCCAAGATCGTCCAGCCCGTGCCGTCCGGCTGCGCCTCGACAACGCGATAGCACCCGCTGCGCGCAGTCACGACGCTGCCCGGCTGGATGCCGGCGGCGTCCGCGTCGATCACGTGCAACATCGGCGCGACGAGGTTCGTGCGTTGCGAGCCGAGATCGGGACCGAGCCACGGCGCATTGAACATGCCGCGCACGGGCCGGCCGTCGACGAAGACATCGTCGTCGCCCAGATCCCGCAGCACGGCCGCGTCGACGTCCGTCATCAGATCGTGGAACGCCATGCGTCACGCCTTCAGACGAATGCACGCGCGCGGGCGCGTACACAGATGGATCGGGTTCGACTGCGCCTCGATCTCGACGCCCTTGTTGAACGGCATGATTTCCTGCCGTGCGTAGTACGGCAGCCCGATCGTGTTCACCGCGTCGACGTAATCGCCGGGCGCGAAGCGCGAGATGAACAGATCCGGCACGCCTTCGGGCACCGCATACGCCTCGTCGTCGCCGACGAACGGGATGCCGCCGATCTTGCCCCGGTAACGCTCGAACACGATGCCGTCGAGCTCGATCGCGCCGCGCGGATCGCCGCGCAGCGCCGCCGCTGCCGCCGTGTTGAGGAACGTCTCTTTCACGGTCGGCAGCGTCAGCAGCTTGCGCCAAAAGTTACGCCCGCAGAACGCACGCACGCTCGAAAACGGCACGTTGCCGAGCGCATCCTCGATCGCTTCGAGCGTGTCCTCGTTCTTGATCCGGATCTCGGTCTTCGCATTCGACAGTTCGTATTCGATCACCTGCTGCTCGATGCCGAAGCGGTCGAGCAGGTTCGCGACGACATGCTTGCCGTCCGCGTCGAGGATCACGCCGCGCACCGCGCCGAGGCGGTGGTACTCGTGCGTCGCTTCGAGCTGGCGGCGCATCTTCGCGAGCCGCTTGTCGACGTAGCGCTGGACCGTCTCCAGTTCCGAATCGTCGCCGAACGCGCGCAGATTCTGGATCTCGTCCGCCTTGATGACCGCGCGCTGCGGCAGATGGACCGTGTTGAACGGAATCAGGCTCGGCTTGCTGCCCAGCACGTTCGGCGCGGGCTGACCGCGCACGCCGGACTGCACGAGCGCGAGCGTGTCGCCGTCGCGCTCGATCTGCACCGTCGTCGTCGTGATGCCTTCCTCGTCGAACAGGCCCGCCTCGCCGAGCCGGCCCGGCACGTGCGGCTGCTCGTTGATTGCGGCGGTCATGGACGACAGCGAGAATGCGTCGTCGTTGAAGATAGCGATGTCTGCCATATGCACTCCGGAAATGAAAAAGCCGCGCATCGGCGCGGCTTCGGAATCAGGGAATTCGCTGCGATCAGCGGATGACGATGTGATGCGCGGCCAAGTCGTCGCGCGCGGGCGCGTCGAGCCCCGCGAGCAGGCGTGCGTCGACTTCGGCGAGCCGCTTGATCGCAACCGCCTGGCGCGGTTTGTCGGACGCCGGCAACGGCGCGTAGAGGATGCCGACGGCGACCTCCGCGCCGGTCGTCGCGGCGTTGTCGTACGGCGCGTATTCGCCGGTCCCGATCGTGCCGAGCACGCAGCCCGCCGGCAACGCCGGACCGGCCGCGACGAGAATCGCATCGCGCGAGATCTGGCCCGGCCCCTCCGAGATCAGGAATTCGGCGGGCAACGCGCCCATGGTTTGGATGTTGGACATTCAGCGCTCCCTTCGGCGATGAAAAGTTACTTGGCCACGCGGCGGGCCGCGTAGATGTCGGACGTGCGCAACGTGCGGCCGCGTGCCTGCGGTTGCGTCTGCTGCTGCGCCGGATCGGGCCGGCTGTTGATACGGGCGCTCGATGCCGTGAGGCGCTCGAACAGCCGCGCGCGCACCTGATCGGGCGTCAGACCGTCCGCGACGTATTGCGCGGTCAGATTCGTCTGGTTCGCCGCGAGGCAGATCCCCGCGATATCGGTTGCGTTGCGGATCGCGCGATCGACCGTCTCGCGATCACGCAGACCGGTCACCGCGATCACGCCTTCGGCGCATGCCGCGAGATTGGCTTCCCGCAGCGAATTGAACACGTGCGCGGCGAGTGCCGTGACATCGGGCGTCTGAGGTTGCGGTTCCGGCTCGGGACCCGGCGTCGGATCGGTCGGCGTGTTCTCCGGCGGAACGGTCGAATCCGCGTCCGGCTCGTCAACCGCGTCGAGCAGCGCCACAACCTGCTCGGGCACGGCCGAGAAACGCGCGAGAAGCGGCGCAGTGCCCGCGGACGCCGCGAGCTTGACCGGGGCCTCGATCACGTCGCAGAAACCCTTCTCCTTGGCCTGCGCGGCCGTCAGCCACGTCTCCGCGTCCATCATGGCCCGCACGTCGTCTTCGGACAGGCCGCTGCGCTGTGCGTACGCCGCCAGAATGCCGGCGCTCGCGTTGTCGAGCAGCTCGGCGACGCGGCGCAGATCCTTCGATTCGCCGGCCGCGACCGTATGCGGATGGTGGATCATCAGCAGCGCGTTCTCGGGCATCTCGATCTCGTCGCACGCCATCAGCACCAGCGATGCGGCCGACGCCGCGATGCCGTCGACGCGCCCCTTCACCTTGCCGGCGTAGCGGCGCAACGCGTTGTAGATCGCGAACGCGTCGAACACGTCGCCGCCCATCGAATTGATCGCGACCGTGATCGACGATGCGTCGGCCGCAACGGCATCGAGCTGCGACACGAAGTTCTGCGCGTCGGTGCCCCAGAATCCGATGTCGCTATAGATCCGGATCTCGGCAACCTTGCCGCCGCCCGCCTGCGCCTGCGCGCGGATGTCCCACCACTTGCGGTTTCGTTTCATTCCCCGTCCTCTTTCAAAACACTGCCGTTTCCGTCTTCAATCGCGAGCTGCGTGTCGTATCGCAGGCCGAGCCGCTGCTCGCGCGCGAGATCCGCCGCGTTCTCCGCGTCGACCTGCTCCGGATCGTCGCCGCGCGCGAGCACCGCGCCCGTGCGGCTCGCGAGGCCCGCGCGGATCTCCATGCGCTTCGCGGTGACGTCCTGCACCGGATGGATATACGGCCAGCCCTGCGGCACCCATCGCACGCGCAGATAGTCGCGACGCCGGCGGAAGTAGTTCGGCATCGGCAGCGCGCCCGACAGCGCGCATGCGTCGACCCACCAGCGCCACACCTTGCGGCAGAACTGGTGAATGAACACATTCCACTGAATCTGTTCGACGCTGCGCCGGAACTCGTTGAGAATCACGCGCAGCACGCGATCGCTCACGTCGCGCAGATCGCCCGTGAGCACTTCGTAAGGCATGCCGACCGACGCGGCCGACGCCATCAGTTGCTGGCGCATGAACGGCACATAGTCGTTGCCCGCGCCCGGCGGCTCCGAGAATCTCACCTCCTCACCGGGCGCAAGCTCCTGCATGCCGCCGGGTTCGAGCGACACGACCGGCGAAAACCCGTCGTCGTCGTATCGCATCGGCGCGCCCGAAACGGGATCGCCCATCGGCCCAAGCTCCGCGTGCGGCTTCGTGATGAAGCCCGCGAACAGGTTGCTGACCTCTTGCCGGAACAGCACCGCGTCGTCGAAGTTGTCGAGCGAATGCAGCCGCAGCAGCACCGTCGACAGTTCGGGCACGCCGCGCACCTGCCCCGGCCGCAGCGCAAGGAACACGTGCGCGATCTCGTCGGCCGGCACGCGCACCGTCCGCGTGCTGTCGCCGGCCTGTCGACCGTACTCGCCGGGATGCCGCGTCAGCAGGTGATAGGCAATGCGCCGTCCGTCGTCGTCGAACTCGACGCCGTTGACGATCTCCCCGCGCGGCAGGCGTTCGTTCTTGCTCACCGGCAGATGATCGGCTTCGAGCAACTGCACCTGCAACGGCACGGCCAAGCCATCGTGCCAGCTGCGCAGACGCCGCCGCACGAGCACCTCGCCGTCGCTGAAGAACGCGCGAGCAGCGAGCGTCTGCAAACCCGCCATGTCGAACAGCCCGTCCGCGTCGATCTCCTCGGTGCTGTCTTCCCAAAGCTGCTTTTGCGCGTTTCGCATCGCCTCGTCGGGATGTCGCGGATGCGCCTGTATGCCGGAACCGATCGTGTTCGACACGAGCCGCGTGATCGCGGCCTTCGCCCATGGGTCGTTTCGGATCGCGTCGCGCGCCCGATGCCGCATCAGCGGCAGGTTTTGCGCGGCCGCCGCGTTCGGTCCGGCACTCGACGCCTTCCACGACCGTGCGCGAGCGCCGCCCGTGCTCGCCGATTCGTACGCCGCCGCCTTCAGCCGCGTCGGCACCACGAACCCGCGTCGCGCGAGCATCGGATACGCGCGGCTCATCGAACCCCCTTGCCGGCGTGCCGCAGCCGAACGATGCGCGAGCGCCCGCTCGCGCCGTCGAGCGCACGAATGATCTCGGTTTGCGCCTCGCGAAGCTCCAGGATCGAGCGATACTTCACGCGGCGATCCGCGTACTGCACTTCGAGCTCGCCCTTCGCGATCGCGGACTGGATGCGATCCAGATCCTGCCTTGTGTAAGCCATCGGCTTTCTCCTAGCGACGCGTCAGGTAGGCCGAACGGCCGACGCGACGCCCCTGAATGCGCGAAACCCCGCTCGGTGGCGGGGTTTCGATGGGTTGTGCGGCTTGCTGCGGTGGCGGTGCGGTGTCCGTACCATGATCGTCCGGCGGATCCGGCAGCACCTCGACCGGCAGCGCCGACGGCAACGCGTCGAGCACCGGCACCGCCTCGAACAGCGACACCTGCGACAGGCGCTGCTGCTCAACCTGCCAGTGCAGTTCCGTCATCAGATGCGTCTTGACGCTGCGCGCCGCATGCAACGCATACGCCTCGCAGTCGAGCGCCTCGTTTCGCGCGCCGGCCTTCTTCTGCCAGACGCGCTTGGTGCCGATGCGTGCGGGCACCTTCACCTCGGCCGTCAGTTGCGACAGATAATCGAACCGGACGTCGCGATACCAGTGCATGCGTCCGGGGCCGTCGCCTTCCAGCTTGAGCCGGTTGTCGAGGATCAGATCCTTGGCCTTGCTGACACCGACCATATACGGCCGCAACCCGTACTTCGCCGCCTTGCTGTTGTTCCGCGTCGAGTCGACCGACGCGCGCGGCGTGCTGAAAATCTCCGCATTCGCATCCGTGCTGCCCTTGATCGCCAAGACGTTCAAGCCCCGCCGCTGCGCCGCGCGCACGTACTTGTAAACCGCGTCCGACGTCGAGCCGTCCGACGAGTCGATCGATGTCGCCCGTACCCGCAGCAGGCCGCCTGTTTCATGCCGGTACGCGTGGGTGATCAGCGTCGTGAGCGCGCCCCATACGCCGCCCGTCAACGGGTCCTCGCGTTGGTCCATTACGTTGCCGAAGATCTCGTCCCATACGACCAGCCAGCTTTCCTCGCCACGCCCCCACGCGCGCAACACGATCGCGAGGCGATCATGCTGCACGTCGACGCCGAGCGTCAGCAGCAGACCGCCCGCCGGCACCACGAACGCAGGATACGGCAAGGCGCGCTCGGCGAGCGCGTCGATCTCGGGCAGATCGGTTTTGTACTTGTACGGCCGGCCCTTCGAGTTGTTCACGAACGAGCGCATTTTCGTGTCGTCGCCCGCGCGAAGGGCTTTTTCCGCCGTCAGCCACTTCTTCACCAGCTCGGCCATGCGTGAGCCGGGGAACGGCGATACCAGCTCGTTGAGCCGGAATCCGGCCACGCCGTGAAACGGGGCCGTCGCAACCCACCGCCCCCGGCGCACCGCGCGAATCCGCATCGAGTCGTCCCACAACGAGCCGCAGTGCGGGCACGTGTACCGCGCCGACTCGGGGCGGGCGCGGCCGTACACCTCGTGCGCGATCTCCGCGTCGTCGGTCCACGTGACGTTTTCCCACACCAGTTCGTGCTCTTCGCCGCAGTCGGGGCACGGCACCAGATAGACGCGCTGATCCGATGCCTCGTATGCCTGCTGAATGCGCGAGAAGCCGTCGACGGTCGGCGTGCCGCCGAAAATCACCTTGCGGCGGCTGTCCGAGTAGCTCTTGTTCCGCTCTTCGAGCAGCGTGATCGAATCGCCCTGCTCGCGCACGTTCTGGTTCGCGTCGTCCGGTTCCTCGACCGCGACTACGGGCGCGGGCGTCGACTTGACGTCGTCCGGTGCGTTCGACGTGATGAACTTGAGGAAGCCGCGCGGGAACGTCTTGTGATCCCATAGGTTGTTCTTGTCGCGGCTCGCATGCACGGGCAGCTTCGCCGACAGGCGCGGCGTCACCTCGACCATCGGCTCGAACTTCTCCATGTTGAACTTCTTCGCCGACTTCTCTTTCGCGAACATGACGATCATCGGGCACGGGTCGACGTCGATCCGCCGGCCGATGTAGTTCAGCAGCACCCCATCCGTCCATGCGACCTGCGCCGACTTCATGCACACGACCTTTTGCACGGTCGGATCGTCGAGCGCCGCGTGCATGCCGAACACCCACGGCGTGATGTTCGGGTTATAGCGGCCGGGGCTCGCCGTCGCCTTCGCACTCATCCGGCGGTGCTTCCTCGCCCACTCCGTCGTCCCGATCCGTTCCGGCGGGCGCAGTAGCTGCACGATTCGCCGAATCACCGCTCGAACCGTCTGGGTCGTATCCAGAAAGCTGTTCAAGACACCCATACATATGCTCGTTCAACCATTCGAGGTCAATTTCAACGTCATACAGCGCGCGCAGTTCCTGAACCAGCTTGTCGGAGAGCGCGAGCAGTTCCGTCTGAAAGGCACCGACCATCTGGCCATATGCCTGCTCAAGCTGCGCTGCGTTGACCAACTGCCCTTTCTTTTCCGCCAGCGTCAGCAATTTGATCTCGCGATCGACACGTTCGGTCATCGCGCGTTCGGCCACAAGATCGATGCCGGTCTCGCTCGCGCGACCGGCCGCCATCTCTCGCAAGTGCCGAAGGTAAGCGATGCGGATCTCATCCATCGACGCCGTCCGATAGTCGATGTTGAGTCGGTCAACCAGACGCGAAACCGTCGACCGCTCAAGGTCGAGGTGCTCCGCGATCTGTTGCTGAGTCAACATGTGAATGTGCCCCCTATAGCGATTCAACAGTAGAGAAAAAGCGCGGGTGCGCACCCCCGCATGCACCCGCGCCATAGGGTCCCCTGCCGATTTTCTAGGCAGCGGCGGCCCCGATCGCGAGCACCGCGACCGCGCGATCGCCCGCGTGGTCCATCGCCCACACGATGCGGTCCATCGCATCGTCGAATACGAAGCCGCGCGCGGTAACGCGCCCCGTGCTTCGATCCTCATCCCACGCGGACCAGACTTCGCCCCGCCCGTCATGAGTCGACTCGCTTCGCATTTTCAGCGCCCCAATGCAAAAGGCCCCGAGCGCTTTCGCACTCAGGGCCTATAACCAATGATCAACTACTGTCGTAACCGCTCTATCGCTGCTCGGTCTCCACTAACGCATTCGCCGCTTGGGCCAGTCCAACCACACCCAGAACCGCGTCGGTATGCGACATGCCACTATGCCGAACAACAACATACAGCGGCCCACACGATGAGAAATCGATCGTTTTGTTAATCCTCTCAGCGACTCTCGTACAAACCTCCAAGGCATCGATTCCAGATTCTCGAATGCTGTCCTTTCGCAACTCCTTCGTGAAGTACCACGCCTCTTCGGCCAACTTATCAGGCGGCTCAGTCATCACCTGCGCCGCAGCGGCGAGCAAACGCTCAGTCTCCGTGACTTCCCGAGCCGCTGCTTCCAGATTCCGGTCGAAAACCAGTTCCGCGAGCTTGTGTCCCATCGTCATTGTTGACGGGTCAGGTGGCGGCTTACCGCACGCGACACATACCAGCGCAATAGTTAAGCCCACCGTATGCTTTTTCATAGCGCACCCCGCTTATAAGTTTGTGCGCATTTTACGATATTTATTTCAAATTCCTTTCATGAAAAGCAAAAGCCCCAAGGGCTTTCGCACTCAGGGCTTTGGAATTCATTTCGTAGGGGCGAGCGCCCCCACACGACCTAACGGGCTCCACTGTTTGTTCTTATGTCCCGAGAGGTTTGCACGACTAACGCGCGGTGCCAGCGATCATCCAGTGACGCGGTAAAGGATGACCGAAGTTTACGGCATTCACTCTTGAAATGGAAGTCCGTTCATCCTCGCAATTGTCGACTCATTGTGTCGAACGTTGAACCCTTCACGTTGTCGAGGAGCGCGAGCATGTCATGAAAGCGTCGCGACCAGTGACGCCGATACTCATCAAGCGGGATGCCGAGCGCGTGCGCGCGTGCTGCATCGTCGATCGGTCGACGCCCCGACCCCGCACAGTCGGGGCAGATGTACCGCCCGCCTGTCCGCACGACACCGCGACCTTCGCAGCGCATGCACTGATCATTGACCCACTCATCGAGCAAGCGAAGCGCGAAACGCTCGATGATATCCACCTTCGCCCGCTCGACGGAGTGCCCCGCGCGTTGGTCGCGACGCTCATCGCGCTTCAGACCGGTAAACCGCGAGCGCTTGAATCGCCCCGACGTTCGAATCATCTGCGCGAGCAGCAGCGTCGCGTGCCGAATCGATTCCCGCGTCACTTGCTGCCCGGCCTTGATGCGGAAAAGCGAGCGACCGAGATCGTTCGCAAAGGCGAGCGCGCCCAAAGTAACTTTCGGATCGGCAATCGGGTCGGTGAACTGACCACGCACGCTCATCGCGATTCCCGCCCGCTCCATCAGATCCATCATCGCTTTCTCCTTAACGTCCTAACGTCCCAATGTCCCAAGGGAAAAGGCTTGCAGGGGCGCGCGCGCCTGCGACATGCGCCGCTCACGTCGCGCATGTCGCGCGCCCGCACCCGCACACGAAGCCGTGCTTTGGGACGCTGGGACACGGGACGTCCACGGCGCGCCAAAGCGGGCAACGCGGCGCGCCGCGAACAGCATCGCGGCGCGCCGATCCTGATCAAAGCGGGCTGTCGTCATCGCCTGCCGCGACCGCTTCGAGCGCCGCTTCCGGCTCCTGCTCCTCACGCACGTAGTACCAGCCGCGCGAACCCGTCGACTCACGCTTGCGCACCCACCCGAGGGATTTCAGCGCCTTGCCGATACGGCGCTGTTCCGCAAGCGTCCATTTCGACGTGTCGAGCTTCAGGATGTCCGCGAGGATCGTCTCCATCGTCGTGTGCGACACGTATTCCAGCGCCTTCGCGATCTTGTCCTCGTACACGTCGCCTTCGTACCGCTCGGCCTGCTCGATCTCGAACAGCGGGCGCTCCTGCTCCGTCACGTGCCACACGACGCCCGAGCGGTACAGGTGGACAGCTTCGGCCCACAACTGATCGCGCACGCGCGCGATGCCGTCGATATCGACCAAGCCGCCCACGCGCAACGGCCAGTAACGCCGGTTGCCCGACTCATCCTTGAGGTACGTATCGAAGTTGACGGAACCCGCGAACACGCACTGACGCGGCACGTCCGTCGCGCGCTTGCCGTAGAAGTTCCGGAACCGGTCGACGGCCGTCGCGAAGAAGCTCTTGACCGCCGACGAGTCCGCTTTGTTCAACGAGTCCAGCTCGGCCAGCTCGATCACCCACTTGCCCGCCATCACCGCATAGGTGTCCTTGTTGCCGATCTGGATCGGCGTGTCGGTGAACCATTGTCCGCCGGCCAGCACCTTCAGCGCCGTCGACTTGCGAGCGCCCTGCTTGCCTTCGAGGATCAGCACGTTATCGACCTTGCAGCCGGGCTGCATCACGCGCGCGACGGCCGCGATCATCCACTTCATGAAGGCCAGTTGCACATACTCGCTGTCGGCCACGCGCAGATACGTCGACGGCATCGAGCGCACGCGCGGCACGCCATCCCATTCCAGCCGCCCGAGGTATTCGCGAACATCGTGAAAGTGCGTCGCGTCCGCGACCAGCAGCACCGCGTTCATCACGATATCGGTGCGCACCGAAATACCGTACCGCTGCGACAACCAGAGCACGCAGCGCTGATCGTCCATGTCCGTCCATTCGCCCACGGCGCCCTGCGGGAACGGCGGGGCCTTGCGCTTCATCACACGACCGCCGAAATCGTCCTGCTCGATCACGCCCCGCCACGCCTTGTGATTCGACAGGATCAGGTGCACGTTGCCGAGCGTCGGCAACAGCGTGCCCTTGTCCGACCGCGCGAGATCCCGCTCCCACGTGTGCGCGCCATTCTCAGCCTCGCGTCCATCCCATTCCGCCTGTCCTGCGGCAGCGGACGCCGCGGCCGGCGTCGGTCGTTCGGCATCGACGGCGGCCGTGCGAACGTCTTCGCTTGCTGGCGCGAGGACCGACAGGATCGCCGCCTGCACCTGCCGCGTGACCGCCTCCAACCCTTCCTCGACGTGCAGATCGTTGAAGTCGGTAAGCTTGCGCTCGCCGCGATCGGCGAACGTCGGATAGACGACGCTGACGCCGTCGACCTCGGCGGCCGCTTCGTATGCCCGTTTCAGGCCGGCATTCTCGAAGCGCTTGCGCCGCTGCGGCAGGACGTCGTTACCGTACGTCACCTCGACGTAAGCCACGCCGTTGTCGTCGACGCGGCGATGCGCGGCGACCATGTACCACGTCTTCTTCGCCTCGATCCGGGTCGGCGCGACATCGAACGGCAGCTCGCCCCGGAAGTCGAATTCCTCCGCGAGCCAGTCGCGCATCCGTTGCTCGATCTTCCAGTCGTCGTCCGCGCAGATCAGCACGTGCGTGTTCGGATGTGCGTCGCGCAGATAGCGGGCAGTCGACAGGATCCCCCCCGCATCGAAGCAGACGCAAAGCGCGAACGCTTCGGCCGTCGCCATGCGCACCGAGCGGCCGGTCGCATAGCCCTCGGCGATCATCACGAGTTGATCGTCCGCCTTCACTTCGCCGAGCAGGCAAGCCGCGCCCTTCTTCTCCATGCCTTTGTTGAAGCGTTTCGCGCCTTCCGGCGTGATCTTCTGAAGCCCCACGAGCCGCGCCTCGTCGCCGTACTGATACATGGGCACGAAGATCGTGCCGTCCGAATCGAACCGCACGCCTTCGGCCGTCACCTGCTTGCGTTCCAGATAGGCCGACGCGCCTTGTTCGCTCGCGCGCGCCCATTGGTCGCACGCGCGGTTCGCGGCCATGCGTGCCGCACGCGCCGCGCGTTCCGCTTCCGCCCGCTCGGCGGCCTCTTGGCGGCGACGCGTCTCGGCGAGCGCTTCCTCGCTCAGCGGCGCACCGTTCCACTGGAATCGCTCCGTGCCCGGATCGTCGCCGGAGAAGTGACCGAACGTGCCCGTATAGCCGATCACCGCCCCCTTGCTGACGACCTCGCGCAACTGATACCAGTACTTCTTGCGCGGGCCGTAGCGATGATGCTTGCCATCCGCGACCGGATGGCCGGACGGCAGTTCCGGATGATCGGCGTTGCGGAGCTGCTGAACGATTTGATCGAGCGTCGACATAAGGAATATTCACCTCTTGAAAGCAGTCCCTCGCGCGCGCGAATCCGAACGCACGGCGAGGGGAAAGAAATGGGGGAAAGATGCGATGCGGCGAACGCAAAGCGACTTGGGTCGCGTCGCTACAGTGTCTTGAGCAGCGCTTGCAACTGGCGCAGCTTGTCGGCCTCGCGCCCGTTCGCCGCCTGCTGCTCCTCGATCACGAGCGCGGCGGTTTCGATCTCGACGGCGATCTCGCGTATCGATTCCACGGTCGCTGTCAGACGGTTCGCGATGCCCGACAGCAAATCGATCGGCGATGCACTACTGTCGCGCTTGGCCGGCGCTTCACTCACGAGCGCGCGAGTGTCCGGTTCCTCCTCATCGCCCGTATCGGCCGAGGCGCACGACGTCGTGAGCCGGACACGTCGAAATTCGCCACGCGTCACCTCGCGGACGAGCCCGGCATCTCTCAACCGCGCGAGGCAGTTGTCCGCCGTTCGCGAATCGATTTGCGCCTTGGTCGTGGCTTTCACCTGCGCCACGATCTGCTTGGTCGTCCACGATTCTTGAATCGGCACGAACTCGAAGACCTTCTGCGCGACGGACGGCATACCGCGCAGAATGGATTGCTGGCGGCCGGGGTTCAAGCCTGCCCCCGCCGCTTTGAGACCGTCGAAATACCCTTTTGCATAAACCCTCCTGTATGCGTTGTGATCCTTTTCCACCGCTGTCTCCCGTCCGTCACCGCGCGTCGGATACGTACATGCCGGCCAGCTCGGCCATGCGACGATCGTGCGCCAACTGGTGCGAGTAGTTCCGCCAACGCGCCCGCCCAGCGATGTAGGTCTGTTGCCCTGCCGGCGAGATCCGGTAGCGGGATGCTCGGCGACGCAAGCCGCCGCTTGTTTCGCTCGTATTCAATTCGCACCTCCAGTAATCCGTTTGGCACGCAGGCGATGCCATTCGGCTGACATCAATTCATCGAACATCGCGAGATCCGCCGCACTGAGACGGCCCAGGATTTGATTGCGGAACGCGTGGCGCTCGCCCTTCGTCGGCAGTGCCGCGCAGGACAACGCGGCGCGTTCGATGAACAGCTCAACGCGATCGGGGAAAGTCGAGATCAGGGAGACGAACAACCGGCCGGCCTGCTCCGGAGCGACTTCGATCCGGTACGCGAGCGCAGCAATGCCGCATGCGAGCTGATACGGGCGTTCGCAACACAACTGCACCTGCTCGCGCGCAACGCGGCAGCAACCCATGCCGGGCATGAATCGCTGCATGTCAGCGACGCCGGCGGGCAGCAAGGTTACGGGCGGCATGGATCAGCCGCTGGAACAGGCGCTGCCCCTTGCGGCCGGTCGCGATGATCTGCTCGGCTTCGCGATCGTCGATGCGCTGATCTTCGAGCGCACGCGTCACGTCGTCGGCGACCTTCCCCACATGTGCCTGCAAGTGGAGCGTCGTCGTCACCAGATGCATCGCGCCCGGCTCGTGGCCATCGGTTGCGTGGTGGTGATCGTCGACACGCTCGGCGACAAGCCCGAAACGAGCGTTGAGCGCATGCAATGCATCGAGCGCGTGCGCCTCGGCTTCGCTCTTCTCCTGCATCCACTCGATCAGCAACTCGAACATCTCCATCGAGAGGCGGCTATCGCCGACGCCGCGCAGGCGCAGACGAAGCGACTCCGGCGTGATGCCCTTGCCTCGGCGGTTCGTCAGGTGATTGGCGGCGTCGGCTACGCCGCCGGGCGTGTTGCGCACGGACGTATAGAGCACGTCCAGCCATTCGGTGCTTGTGTACCGGCAAGTCATTGGTAGGCCCTTGGCGGGTTGAGGCGTTCATCCTGTTACGCGTCAATCCCGGTTGATAGGATTGGGAATCGGTGTCAGGACAGGAAGAGATTGGGGAACTGCACCTTCACTGCAGCCGGAATACCTCTCGCTAACCAGTTGCACACGCGCTGCGTGCCACCTTGGCTTTTCTCGTAGCCCAGCAGCTCCGCAACCCTCGCGGGGCCACCAAGGCGGGCAATCGTCAAGCGGTCGGCGCGGATCCGGGCTGTCTTATCCATACCCGAGATTAAACACTACGTTTATATTTATTGCAAACGGTGCGTTTAACAACGCGGCGTTTACTTGGCCGACTATCTCAGCATGAGAAAAGTGCACGAAACCGTCGAGCGGCTGTATCACGCGGCCAAGGAATTGAAAGGCGTCGAAGGGCCGGCCAATGTGGCACGCCTTTTAAACGAGTCTCCCCAGCTCATCAATAACTGGGAGCGCCGGGGTATGTCCGCTGCGGGAATGATTCGAGCCGCGACCCTGATCGGGTGTCGTGCGGATTGGCTGAAGAGCGGCGATGGCAGGATGGCCGATGCCGGCTCACTGAAAGAAACATTACAAGATAGTAATATCTCGGCCGGTCGCCATGACCAACGCCACACAAGGGCACCGGCCGTGAGCGACATACAAACGCGCGCAGAACGCCTGGCTTCGGCGATCAAGGAAGCCGCCGCAAACGGGCTCGTCTCGGTTCAGTTGATCAAAGCACTGGAAGGAATGCTCGAAGCAGGCGTCACCGTACCTCCGGCGGTGTCATTCGCAAAACACTCTCGCGCCGTCACAAGAGCGGCCATAGAGTCCGGGGGAATCAGCAAGAATGAAGCGCCGAAACGGAGATCCACGAAGTAACGTAGTCAACCTCGCCGAGTTCCGCTCCAAACGAAACTCAAGACCCGCACGTCCGGCGGGTGACGATCATGAATATGTCACCGATGTGCGGTTTGCCGTCACCAAGAGCGGCAAGATCTCTACGGCCCCTCCTCGCCTTCACACCCATCACCTTCTTGCCGTCTTGTCATGGTGCCAAGACGTGGCTGCGCTCGCGCTCGACAGCTACCTCGATTCGGCTGGACAGCCCACAAACTAAACAAATTGTTTGCACATAGATTAAACGTGTTGTTTAATTCCGGTGTCGCGTCATCCGACGCTCCACCGGAGAACAGTCTTGAAGCCAATCGATCTGTACGCAGAAGCACGCCGGAAATGGCTCCGTGACGAGCAAGCCCCGCGCGTTACGCCCTCCGAACCCGCACGCCAAAGCAACTTGGAAAAGTCATTGCTGTTCAAGTGCGTCTTTGCCGCCGCCGCCCTGATCATCGCGGCGAACGTGCTGGATAACGGCCCCGTCGCCGACAAGCCCGCCACCTTTCACGCCAACGTCTGACGCTCACGCGCCGAGGACGGCTTGCGCGCTCGGCGTAAAGGAGATGAAGCCATGCACAGAATCAACGCTGCACAGCACGCGGGCATCCCGCGCCGGGACACGCTGTCGCCCCGGACCGTCGCCCGTTACGAACGCGATCGCCAGCTTCCGACGTCGCCGATCCTCGTCGGCAAGCATGTCGTCATGCGCCGGCCACTCGTGGACGGCGTCTATATCGAGTACCTGATCATGGACGGCAACACCATTGCCGCGAAGCAGATCTCGATTCCGGACGAACCCACGTGTGCGGACGCGATCAAGCGCCTTCGCGCCGCGACACACGCCGAGCCGGAAAAGCACTCCCGCCCGCAGAAGCCGCGCGCGTTCAGGATCAGGGAGGCATCGTGATCGACAACGCCCTCCCGAACGCGGCTCCGCGCCGACTCAATCCATACGTCGACCTCACGCCCGCTCAACGGGCCGACCTGACGGCTCGAATCCTGACCGTGTTCAGGCACGCCACGCACGCGATGACGTCCGACGAGGTGTGCACGACCCATTTCGCCGACATGCCGGGCGCGGCTGCGCAATGCATCGACAAGCTCGCGCGGGGCGGATGGCTGCGCCGCCAACCGCGCCCGCACGACCTGCGTTTCCTGTACTGGCTGACGGGATCGGACGCGGCCCCGCCGCTGTCGGTGCCCTGCAAGCAGGCGGACGGCACCTATTCGAACGATGCCGGCAGCGCACTCGCGCCTCGACATGCGTCGCGATCCGCCGTGCCCGGCGGATCCGCGCACACGCGCCCCGAACTCCACACGATCGTCACGCGAAACGCGGAACGTCACGTCGCCGTCTCGTTCCCGCATCTCCGCTCGCTTGAGATTTCCGTCGACTCGCTGCTTGGGTCGGATACCCGCACGTTGCGATTCCTGCGCCTGTTCCGCCAGAGCATCGACCTCGAAGTGTCGCGACTCGAACTGATGATCCAGAACCGGAGGAACGCGTGAAGCGCATGACGACCTACAAGCATCCGACGTCGTACAACGAGATCGTCGCTCACGCGAATGCCGTTCACGCACGTCGCCTCGCTCAACTCAAGAAGGCCGAGAAGCACATCCGAGCCATCGAGCGCGACCTTACGTTGGTCGCTGAAGGCGGCATTTACATTGCCGTCGGCGAGCATTCGATGCGTCTCGAAGACTGCCGCGCCCCGAGCGAATACCACTACAGCGGCCGGGCAAAATGGGCTCTCCGAATTCACGCGGGGATTTTCAACGAGACTGCCGATCGCGCCGTTCGCGCGTTTCTCGCGCTCGGCTGGATCGTCGAACGCATTGATATCGCTCCGAATCGCGCGAATCTCCTGCTTCGGCGGCCGAAGATGCAGTCTCGCCTGATCGTCGACTGCTCAATGGAACTCGCACAAAGCCTCCAACCGCAGGAGGCCGAGTGATGGACGCCCGCATCCAATCGCTCGCACTCGTCGAGCCGATCATCACCGGCAACACGAAGGCCGCTGCCGCCGCTGCGGGCGCGACGTCGGCGGACCTCTGGATGGTGCCGTACGAACAGCTCCACTACGATCCGCGCGACAACGTGCGCCCCGTCGATCAACAGTGGGTATCGCACCTCACCGCGCTGATGATCGCAAACGGCTACGACAAGAGTCAGCCGCTCCATTGCTACGTCCGGAAGGTCGACGGAAAGGACCTGATCTACGTCTACAAGGGGCAACACCGCTACCTCTCCGCTGGCAACGCAATCCGCACGGGAAAGAACCTCGGCAAGATCCCGGTCGTCGTGCGCGATGCGAAGACGGTTGAACGCGCCGAGATGGTAATCGACGGCTACCTTAGCAACGAAAGCAAGCGCGCGTCTCCGCTCGACCTCGCGACGGTCGTCGCGGAACTGCGCGACGTACATGGCCTCGACACGAAAACGATCTGCAAGCGCCTGAACGTTACGGACCAAACCATTCGCGACGTCGGCCTGCTCGAGCAGGCACCTGCGGAGATTCATCAGTTCGTCCGCGACGGCTCCATCTCCGGCACGCTCGTGATCGAGCAGATACGACGGCACGGCGCGGAACGGACGCTGGAGCGGATCGTCTCGAGCCTGTCGAAAGCGAAAGACGCGGGCAAGACGAAGGTCACGAAAAAGCATCTCCACACGGCGTCGCCCAAGAGCGTCGCGGCAATGGCCGCCGCCGAGCCTCAACGGAAGATTGGCGAGCAACATGCAAAGCAACTTTTGCAAGCGCTGCAAAGCGTGTTGCACGATCCGGGCTTCGGCAAGTTGTCGCCGGGCACGATCGCAGGCGTACATCGCGCGTTGACGGGCTTCGAAGACCTGCTCGATGCCGTGCCGACGCGTCGGCCGAAATATCCGATCGCCAAGGCAAACGAGCATGGCGTGTATGAGCCATCGGAAATCCTGTCCGCGCCCATCTCGAAGCGCACCGGGCGCGCGTCCGTCGAGATTCGGCTCGCGCAGATCGCAGAGGGCGATTGGGAGTTCGGTTTCTCGTACGCCTTCAACAGCGCGGGCGGATCGTCGCCATGCAAGCGCATCGACGGCGAATCCCCCGGCCGGTACAGGACGCGCGTCGAAGCGATCCGGGCTGCGGTTCAGGTGCTCACCCGCACCCTCGAAAGCACTAGCGCTTCGAAGGCGAAGGAAATGGCAGGCGTTCGGCGGTGGCTCGACAAGCTGTTCACGATGCCCGACCCCGACTGGACGCCCGAAATGGCGCGGGAGGCAGCCCAATGACCCCGCGCCCGGCCCTTTCTACCCCACGTCCGCTGCCGCGAAAGCGGGAACGCGCGAACAAGCGCCCGGCTATCACACTGGCGAGCGTCGACGGCAACGCGGTTTCAAAGCGTGTGCGCGGGCTCGCGCCCGCAAAGGCAATCCAGAAGAACGACACGCCGCGTGCGCGGCGAAAAGCAATCCAGAGAAACGAAGCCCCTGCGGATGCCCGCAGGGGCATGCACGCACGCCTCGACGCGCTTTGCATCGAGATCCGCGCCCTTGTGAGCGACGTCTCGCACTCGGCCGACATCGTACTGCTCGACCTGATGGCCGACGATGCCGGCAGCTACTCACGGCACAGAGCGGCGCAGGACGCCCGCACGTGGGCCGCAGCCGCCGGCGTCACGCTCGAAACGGGTTTGATGCAGCTCGGCCGGGCGATACCACACGAACAGAATTGAGGATGACCATGAACGACGAACAGAACACCGCACCGAACTGGTTGCAGGAAGGCGATCTGCTCTATCGCCTCGCGATCGACACGCATCGGCAAAACCATGACGAGATCTATGTCACGCTGGCCGAAGGATCGCGAGACATACGGGCGCGGGCGGCTGAGCTTCGCGGAGCCTTGAATGGAGTCGAACCCAATAAGCCAACCGGCAGCGCAACATCCCAAGCGCTCGCGAGACTTAGACGGCTCATCGCCGCCGACGAATACTCGATGTCGTTTCAGACGATACGACAATATCGCTCCGCGCTGCTGCGCGAGATCGACTGCACAAGTCCCACTCCCCCGGCCGCGATCGCGATGACACACGAACAGAACGCGGCAATCGAATTCGCGCTCGGCGCATGTGCCGGCCATCCGGCCGGCGAGCAGCATGTGGCCGCGCTTGAATCGCTCCTAAACGACAGCAATGACGCACAGATCGCAATACAATTAACCAACGCTGCTCGCGACGTGCTCATCGAGCGCCGCCGCCAGATCGAGCAGGAAGGCTGGACGCCGGAACACGACGACAAATGCGGCGACCTCGAGATGTCCTGTGCAGCAGGGTGCTATGCCATGTACACGCTCGCATATCCCGCTGGCGATCCACCGCCGCCATGGCCTTGGGCCACCGATTGGTGGAAGCCGACAACGCAGCGTCGAAATCTCGTCAAGGCCGCCGCACTGATCCTCGCGGAACTCGAACGGCTCGATCGGCTCCGCGCTCGCGCGGGAGAACGCAAATGAGCCTTCTAACCCGCGCATACATACTTGAGAAGTACGGTCCGCGCATGACGCTGGCGCAGCTCGCGCAGTTGCTGATGATGTCGGAGGGAACCATCCGTAATCAGATCAGCGCAGAGACGTTCCCGATCCCGACGTACAAGGAAGGTAGCGGCCGATTTGCCGCATACGACGCCGTCGCAGACTACCTCGATGATATGTCCCGTCGCGCCCGCGCCGAAGCCGCATAGCCCGCTTTGGGCGCGACTGGTGGCGCGCCGCGTTAAAATGATGTATATCCTCACTAACCTAATAATATCCGGGGCGAAAGATGGCAGTTAGCGAGCCGTGGTCGACCGCAGAACTTGATCCCAAGAAGATTCAACTGGACCTACGCAACCCTCGTATCGAAATTGAACCGAACGCCAAGCAGGCCGAGATTCGCGCGAAACTTCTGAAATTCGAGGACGTGCTTGACCTCGCAAGAGGAATCGTTCGAAACGAGGGGCTCTTTTACGGCGAGCGCATCATCACCTTTGTCGAGGGAGGGAAGCACGTCGTCCTCGAAGGAAATCGCCGCGTCGCCGCTTGCCAAATGCTACTTGACCCGTCACTCATCCCTGCGGAGTTTGTCGGCCGATTCCCTGCCGCACCGCCCGCTGTCAAAGCTACTTTGCGCAAGCTGAGCGCCGACGTAGCGCCGAACAGAGAAGCAGCCGATCCTGTGTTGACGAAGCGCCACACCGAGCGCGGCGCAAAGCCTTGGTCGCCGGTAGCGAAGATGCGACGGGCCGTGCGCATGCTCGAGCACGCCCCAATCGACAAAGTCGCAGAAGCACTCGGCACAACGCCGGGAGCAATTCGAAAACTTGTCAAGCCGTACAGACTCCTCAAATACGCACTCGATCTCGACACGTGGACCGATGACGAACGCGCGGTACTCGAGAACGAAAAACTTGTCACCAACCCGTATACGCGCTTCTTCACGTTAGCGGACACCCAGCGCATCTTGCAGTTATCGTTCGACGCCGATCAGAACCCCGTCAGCGCACTGCCGCCAAGAGTTTTCAAAGAACAGATGATCGCAATTGCACGCGACTTTCTGCTCCCCGACCCCGAGAAAGGCAAGCCACGCTGCGATACCCGGACGGAGCCGCTGAAGTATTTTGAACGGTTTCTCGAATCGCCCGAAGGCAAAAAACACGTCAAGCCGGCGGAACCACGTCAGCACCCCAAAGGCGATGGCAAAGACCCCAAAGCTCCGGGCCAACCCGCAGGCGGGCCCAATGCTGGTGCACCGCGTCCAAAAACGCAAAAGATATCTATTTTCTTCGAAAAGCTCGAATGCCACGTAACTGACGACAATCTGCTTGCATTGACCCGAGAGATTCGCGGGATCAATCACAAGATCACACCCATTTCGGCATCTTTAGTTCTTCGAGCACTATTTGAATGCGCCCTGGTCTATCAAATAAAGAAGGCAAAAAAATGGAACGAACTCTTGAAGCTCGAGAAGCAACTGGGCCGCGATCCCGCGCTCGTCAGCATGATTAATTTTTGCTCGAACTTCAATAACGGGGTGTTTTCAGAAAATAAGATTTGTCGAGTTCTCTCTGCCGGCACCACGAAGCAAGCCAAAGATTATCTAGACTCAATGACACACCTCAAGTACCAACAGGCCGATGCACCGACATTAGAAACGATTGCAAATAACATTCGCGGCGTAATTCAGTATATTCTGGAGGGGAATTGAACATGCCCAAGAAACTTCTCCCTCGCAACGAGCCTCTTAGCCCACTGCGATACCCAGGCGGAAAGGCACGACTAGCCGCCTATATCAGCGGCGTCATTGAAGAAAATTACCTGAATGGCTGCACTTTTTACGAGCCCTTTGCGGGCGGTGCCTCGGTTTCACTGGAACTGCTTCGTCTGGGTTTTATCTCTAATGCAGTACTGGTCGAGCGTGATCCATTGGTATACGCGTTCTGGTGGTGCGTCTTCAACATCACTGAAGACCTCTGCGCAGCAGTCGAAGCATGCCCTGTCACGATGGAAACATGGGCTCAACTGCAAGCCACAAGAGAGGTAGTCTATCCTGCAGACGGGCGTTTTACGATCCTGCAGCTCGGTGTAGCTGGCCTATTCTACAATCGAACAAATTTTTCCGGAATTCTCGGAGCAGGGCCAATTGGTGGAGAAGCCCAAGCTTCTCGTTACAAAATTGACTGTCGCTTTAATAAAGAGAAGATCATTCGACAAATTCGCTCAGTGGCTCGCTTTGCAGAAAGAATTAGAATTTACTGCGATGACGCGATTACCTTCATGCGCACCAACGCAGAAGAAATCGCAACGGGATTTTCGTTTGCCTACGTCGATCCTCCATATTATCAACAAGGGCCAAAGCTATATCGATACCACTATACCGATACGAATCACGTTGACCTCGCTCAGTTTCTACAAACTCAAGGCTATCCGTGGCTATTGAGCTATGACGACCATCCTCGTATTCGCGAGCTATACAACGGAAATACAGTTCAGCCGATCTATCTCGACTATAACGTCAAATCAAGTCGCACAGCTCGCGAACTCGCCATTTCGAACCTGATGATCCCGATTCCAGTATATGAGGGCATGCAGGAATTGCTGGATATAGAGGCAGACGCGTAACGCGCTTTACTCGTTCACCAACTTCAATTGCCCCTTCTTCGCAACCTGATCCGGCCGCAGATTCGTGTAGCGCTTCAGGTTGCGCCAATCCTTGTGACCGGTCACGGCCGCAACCTCCGGAATATCCCAACCGTCCTCGAAAAGCGCGCTTGTCGCTTCGTGCCGAAGATCGTGCAGCCGCAAATCGTCGATCCCCTTATCCACGCACGCCCGCTTGAAGTACTTACTGGCCGTGCTCTTGTCGAATCGGAATATGAACTCGTTCGGATGCGGCTCGATCGCCGGATCTGCCTTTCGCTTCGCTTCGTACTCGGGCGGCACCGGATATCGCGGCTGACGTAGCAGTACTTCGAGCGAGTCTCCAATCAACGGCACCCACTCGTCGTTTCCTTTCTTCTGCCGAGGGTGCTTTCGATCACGCACGAGCGCGAGGCGGCGCTCGACGTCGAGATCGGACCACGTAAGCCGGAACAATTCGCCGCGCCGGAACGCGCTCTTCATAGCGACACGAATCACGTCCGGCACTGCCTGCTCTCGCTCAGGATGCTCTGCGAACCACTCGAATATCTTCACAATCTCATCGCGCGTCGGCCGCCGATTCCGATGGTTGCCTGGTCCGATAAGCCGCAAGTGATCGAGAGTCGGCCGCGCGATACTTGGTGCATGCGGCAATCGCAGATCGAGGAGTGACGCCATGTGCTTGAAAACGGTCCCGAGCTTCGAAATATCCATGTCGATGGTGTACTGGCCAGCGCCCTCCTTCTTTCGCAATTGAGCGAACTTGACCAATCGCTGCGTTGACAGCTTCGCGGCTACTTCATCATCAAAGTGACTTTCTAGTCGTGCGAGCATGTAGTGTTCATTCGACTTCTCGCCAACCGGTCGGCCGGACTCCTTTCGAGCCTCTCGATAGCGCCTCACCAGTTCGCCGACCGTGATGGTTTCTTCGACCGCCGCCTCGCGCCCCTTATCGATCGACGATTCGATGTCGCGTGCCCAAGCCTCGGCCGCTCCCTTTGTTCGGAATGTCTTTGATATACTCTTGCTCCCTAGCCGGCGGACCTGAGCCCGCCAGCGAGAGCCAATCTGGATGATTGACGCCACGTGCTACCCCGTTGAAAAACTGTAGCAACGCGGTCCGAACAGAGCGTGCTACAGGGTGGTTTTGTAGCAAAAGTGTAGCAGAGGCGGCGTTAAACCCTCTGTCATCGCATGTCATTATGCGTCATCAGTCGATTGGAGAAAATCGCCGAAAGGCAAGCGGGACAAGGCTTAGAGCCTGATTTCCAAGGGTTCAATCCATCCCGCTCAAACTATCCGCTCCCCGTAGTTCAATGGATAGAACAAGCGCCTCCTAAGCGCTAGATACAGGTTCGATTCCTGTCGGGGGACCAAGAAACGCCCGCAATCTCTTATCCAGTAAGGCTGATTGCCGAAATTGGCGTAAATTTGGCGTAATCAATGCAGGGCCGATCCCGAAGGGCCGCTACTACATCGTGAAGCGCGGCACAGGCGGCCGACTCGGGCCGATTCGCGATCTCGCACTGGACATGTGGTCAAACAGTGACCGCTCGACATGGTTTGCGCTGTACCGCGCCGACGCCAAAATCGACGACGAGACTGACGTGAACGGCGTCAAGCGCAGCGCATTTCGTCTGCACCCAAATGGCCGATGGGGAGTGAGCGACGACGGCTGCATCACGA